AAAAGATATTAAGTATTTGAAAATATTGGGTTTCCTGTTTCTCTCTTCTTTTATTGGGAAAGGACAATAATAAGCTAGAAAACCGAAAGTATCGTGTCTACGAACTAAAATCTAGTGACTGTGTCTCAAAACTACTTTCAAAATTAGTTAGACGGCCCAAAATTTCTTCCTTTTTTTGGGTTGTTTTCTCTATTAAGTTATCGGTATAATAGTCAATAAACTTGGTGGTTAGTGTTGTGGCTAGGACAAAGAATCCGGCGCTAAAGGCTATTTTTTGGTCTAAATTGGAAAAGTGAATCTGGTTATACGGGTTGAATCGAATAATTAAAAACGCAGATATAAAGACTTTAATGACAAAGTCAAAAAAGGATAACCATTTAGGTGCTTGAGTGGACAAACCAAACGCAATACCAAAGTAAAGCATATAGATAATAATCCAAATAGTATCAAAGGTTTTATCTAATACATGGTAAAAATGTGTGTTCATATTTTGTATATTATAAGTTGTATAGTATAACATACGAATAAAATTGTTGGAATCATTGTTTCTCTCTAAAATTTCTATAAGAAAAGCATTAAATAGTTGTGATATAATAATTACTTTAAAATATAAATATCTAGTACTATTATAAAATACAACAAATACAAAAATGACTCCTAATGATGGCTGCGTATCCCAAATTCACAATCAGACCAATACCAGGATATACGATAGAAATATACCATCCCAACCACTTCAGCCGTATTTGGACGTTCGTCCCGTCATGACCAAGTATTCCTTTTTACCTATTGTGGACCCAAGAAAAGAAGTAAAAACCAGATTAACCCAAATGCCAACGTATAACTCAAGCCAAATATTTAATCCAGGAAATGATACCGCTCCTTGGTCCGGATTCGCGGCCAATGTTAATTTAGAATCCGAACTAAGAAGTCAAGTGTTTGCTCTTCAAAAGTGTAGTCAGGCGGTTTATGTCCCAAATAGTAATAGTGATTTGTACAAGAGTCATAATGTCCCTGCTTATAAGACGAGCCCACAAGAACACGAGTTGTTATTCCGAAAAGAGGTATTCCAGGACTTTAACCCGAATCCGGACTCTCGAATCCTGGGAGCGGGTATTTTTATGAATTCTACAAGAACACAAGTCAAAGAACTCAGCAACACTTCGTGTAGTCAGAAATAAGTATTTTAAAAAAAGAATAATTTATTGTTTCTCTCTTATTTAATTTAGAAATCTCAGACTTAGTTCCAATGAAACGAAATGGAAAAATTTTATAATAATAATTTATAATATATCAACGACATATGAAGATTGTTATTAGAACAGTGTGTTTCCATTTTGCTTGTATTGTTTTTTTCGGAATACTTTACTATAATTTAAAAGAAGATTTAGCGGAAAAAGGTCATAAACCAGATGAAATTAAAATAATTGATTATGTGCTTTTAAGTACGACCATACAAGCAGGGGTTGGTGTATCGGATTTGTATCCGACAAATTTTTATGGTAAACTAGCCATGACGTTTCAACAATTAATTATGATTTGTACGCACGTATTCACAATATATATATTTAATGTTTAATATTTATGCGATTATAAACTAACGAATCAAACAATCTTAAGGCTTCCGTCTTGTCACGTAGGCAGCTCCCAATCATTAGTAAAATCACTTTCGCTACGGTTACGGTAATAGTACTAGATTTGGCCAGAACGGCCAATGGTTGACAAAAGTCTCGGGTTAGCCCCTCAAAAACAGGCAACTTCCACGCATTTAAATTGTAGTCAAGACGATTGAGAAACGATTTGGTTTTCCTTATTCCATTAAAGTTACGTGTAACGACTTCCCTGTGAATGGCGCAGCATTGGTAAAGATTGGGTTCATGGTTGTCATCAATTTCATACTCGTAATATGCTTCTTGAAAAAACCCCAGAATAATACACGTTTCCCCTTCGTCAATCTTCATCAAGGCTTCACACACACCACCTTCTTCTAGGAGGGTAGTATATATGTCGCCTATTTCTTCATTGCTTGTCAAGCATACGTCGCAGTCAGAAGATTTGTCAAAAAAAATCATCCATCCCTGTAATCTGTAGACATTGGTCGCAGAAGAAACCAGACTTACTCATGATTCATAGAATTTTAAGTGAATAATGATTTTTAAACTAGTTAAAAAAGTTTTGTCTTAGAGAGAAGCAAAATAAGTATTTAAATTTCTTGGGGAATTTTCTTCGTTTCTCTCTTAAATATTTTACTCATACACAGAAATTTTTCGCACATTGACCTCTGTTTAGGTATCGTGGCATAATTCGAAGGTTTTCCATGCTATTGTTCGCTGGGTTGTGATCTATGTGGTCCACGTCATGATGAACTAACGGGCCACTCCCGTGTAACCGCTTCATCATAGAGCGGGCTTTATTGCGCGCAGTTTTATGGCGACGATGTTTTCTTTGTAAAAGAGTCCACGAGTGTGGGTTTCCCTTTTGGCCGTAGTAGTCGTCATACTCTTTACGATAATTTCTTTTTCTTTTGGTAATTATGTTGGGATGTGATTTCATATAATTATACACTATACTATAAGTTTTGGTAATAAATATAATGTATAAAGTAACAATAAAAATATGAGTGAACCGTTCGCAGATGAAAGTGAAACCACGATAAATCAAATTACATTAGATTGTTTATTAAACCGTACGCAATATGAAAAGTACTTATCCAAACAAATACTTAACAAAATTAATGAGAAGGACCGAACCTTTTACCGAAAACGAGCCATGAATTTAACCAAAGAGTTGCTAAAAGGCAGTGAAGATACATTTGTTTCTCCTGATGTAAAGTACGCATTTGAGTGTTATATTAAAACATGTATTCGATACTTTAGAGTCTTAGATAAAAGTGACCTTATCCAAGAAGAATACAAATCACTCAATCTAACAACCACTCAATCCTCCGAAGAAGAAATTAAGAAATCACTAGATGGGTTCGCAGAGTTAGACGAAGTATTAATGAGGAAAATTAATTTTAAACACAACGGCACCTTGGATAATTTTGTAGAGATAAAATCACTTGTTCAGGAGGATATTGTGGTGCCTCCACCACCACAACAAAGGAAAATCAACCTGAAAGACCCCGTATTGAGGAATAAAGGGATTCGTAAAAAGAAAAATATAGAGAATAAGTATAATGAAAAGCAAGCGGTGGAGGAAAAATCTAAAAAGTCCAAACAGTCCCAGACGAAAAAAACACAAATAAGTTAAGATGTAGTCCAAAAGAAAAAGGAGAGATGAATACGTTTTCGTGTTATACGAATAAGTCGTTGAACAAACTGAAAGCCTTATGGAATGCGAGGCATCCCGACCACTTAATAACCACCAATAGTCCGCAAGAGATTCATGCGAAACTGACCTCTTATATGAGTGGAGTATGTAACAAAGAATCGTGCTGGCTTAAACAACAAAAAGTATTTGGCAAGTCTTTACAGAAAGACCCGGATTTGGTGGATTCGTTTGCGCCTCTTTCGCCCAAATCATGGGAGAAAAACCCCAACGAGTGGTTATCTAGCTTGGATATTATTAAGGTCATGAGACAATATGAGAAAGCCTACAAGTGTTTTGATTTTATTGGTCCGTCCCCCATGGATTTTGATACCAAGCAGTTATTTGGCAGGTGCGTTTGGGAGGAATTGTGTAAGTTTAGTCTCTCTCAACAACTCAAACAAAAGAAAACCAAAATCGGAATCATATTTAATACCGATCCTCATACTAAGGGAGGAGAACACTGGTTGAGTCTGTTTATTAATATTAAAAAAGGAGAGATATTTTTCTTCGATAGCGCAGGCGAGTCTGCCGCCCCGGAGGTAATGGTCTTTGTGAACCGTGTTATGAAACAAGGCGCCGAACTAAGCCCTCCGATTCATTTCACATTTGATAGCAATGATGGCATCGAACATCAGTATGGAAACACCGAGTGCGGTATTTATTCTATTTTCTTCATTGTCCACATGTTGGAGGATAAGATAACCGATTATTATTTAAAGAACCACATACTTAAAGACAAATACATGGAACAATTTAGAGATATTTATTTCAACGATTCGTTGTAATTATAATATATAGAGAGAAGGCTCATAATGTATAATATAATTAAATTTTTAACCGAATGGCCGCCAAATCCGATTTCTTAAAGCAACCCAATGTTCAAATGATTTGGGAAATTATAGCGGAACACCCTGCGATAAAAGGCCAGCCACCCAAAGTAACGGTACTTTATAACAAAATGATGCAAACCATCCAAGGATTTTACGAGGAAGAAACCACCCGATTGAATACCTTGGTGGAGCTGAATAAGAAATTTATCGGCTTTTTAATCCAGTTAATAAGTGAGAAATATCCTTCACACCCACCACAAAAAGCATATTCGAGCAGCGTCAAAATAGAGGACATTCAATATGAACGACAAAGTAAGTTTGAACAGGTATTAAAACAAAAGCAGGCGGATTTTAGCAGCGCCATGTCCTTACCGGCTCCACCCACGCCGCGATTTAAGGACGAAACGCCCGAATTACCCATGACAGAGATGGCGGCCGCGCTGAAAAAGGCGACAGAACAACGAAATTACGATATGGAGGTGATAAATAAGACGCGTACGGTTCCAATGATAAAAATCAATGAAAACGTGGACCGCAAGGTACCAGTCCAAGATATTATCGATTTAAGTTCTCCATCGAAACACATTAGTTGGGCAGAAGAGGAAAACATAATTGTTTCTGCGGTTGACGAGAATGACGAATCCATTGATATTAATGGATTATTTAAAAAACTGAAGAAGGTGGAACCCTTAACTCAATCCCAAGGTCTGGACCAAACAGAGGACCGGGTTCAATCCTTAGAAAGAAAAGTCGATTTGATTCTTGAAATGTTACGTGAGGTTCTAAAAAGTAAATAATTATTTTCGTTTTTTGCGAGAAGATTTGTGACGAATCGTAAGATGGTTTTTACTGGTCACACTTCTCGGATGAGCCGAAGAACCTCCTTCTATCTGTTCTATTGGGGTATTTATTATAGGTTCCGATTGTAATGTCATGGGGGCCAAATTGGTTTTCATTTTGTGAGTACTTGAACCTTTGTTGGCAAGTGGCGGCGGCGGCGGCGGGGGTCTTTTATCTACCACATGTTCAATCAAGCTACTTTGATTGTGTTTTAAAATACTATTCATGAAATTGGTAAATATTTCTGCGGACATGGAAGAAATGCTTTCATCTACAAACCCCCCTTTTATTATTGCCGTAACCGGGGTATATTCCTTAAGCATAGGTTTAATTTTTAATTCGTCATTCATACTAGATGGAGGAGTTGGGTTTTCCATAGGCGAGTTATATATAGGTAGTTATATGAAATAAATATATTAATTTGTTTGGTTTTGTTTTAAAATTATTACTTATTATAAACTGTTTTTAAAAAATAAAATAAGAGAGAAATGTTATTAAACCGCGGGATCGCTGTTTAATTTCAAATAATTAATGGCTTCTAAGCACGCGACTTGTTCTGCCTTTCGTTTAATTTTGTGTTGTCCTTGTCCCATGAAAAGAAAAATTTTTTCGTTTGTCCGCATGTATTCTTGTATGGATTTAAACGATTTGAACTTACTAATGTGGGTGGCGTCGGTTGGTTTTAAATCATAAATGCGTTGTCCTATACATAAATAAACGCCCATTTTGAAGCCAAGTTCGGCGTCATGTTCCATTTCAACATAATGGGGCGTAACCTTGAATTCTTTTTGAATTTTTACCTGTAAAATGTTCTTGTAATTGTCGTCGTTTTGTATTAAGGCAACCCAATCAATGTGTTTTTCAAAGATGTTTTCGATGAATTTTTGGGCCATTTGATATCCCGGTCCCGATACAAACAACTGTTCAAACCAACCCGCGTCATCCTTAATAATTACCTTATTAAAGTCCAAGAACAACGCCCCCAAAAACGCTTCAAACAAACACCCCAGTTTTTTTAAATTTGTTCGAATCTTCTTTTCTTCTGCGTGTTTGGAGAGAATAAGCCACTTGTGTAGTCCCATTTCCAAGGCGATTTTTCCGATTGCCTCGTTTTTCACAATGGCAATTTTCTTTTCCGTCATGAACCCCTCATTTTCCTTGGGGAATCTGCGGTACAAATAGTATTTGGTCACCAATTCGAGTACCCCATCGCCCAAGAATTCTAATGATTCATTGTGTTTGGTACTTAAAGGAAGGCAATCGGAAGGTCTCTCTACAATGGTTATATTTTGTTGTAGATTCTCAAAGCTGGGTCGTTTGGTATAGGACCTATGAACAAACGCTCGTTTGTATAGTTTAAAATTGTCCACTTGATTGGGTAATCCGTACTTTTTAAGAATAGATTGAATGTCGTTCAATGTAATCTCCACGTTTAAAGGATTATAAGGATTAAAAACGAGTCCATCCTCGGTTTTACAAATATCATCGTCGTGTGCGATGAGTTGCTTTTCTGTTAATGACATCTTTAATTTATCAGGTATATTTATTTAGCCAAATAATATTTATATTCTTATAAATTATATATTAAAGTATGGCGACAGATATTGGCGGTAAAATCTTTACAGTTTTATTGCAATCCTAGTGGCTATAGGATGTTATTTTTATTATAAGGAAAAAAATGTTAGCCACGGGGGAGGTAAAAAGAGAAAACATTACAAAATAAAACATAACAAAAAGAGGTCAAAAAGTAAAAAATATCAGTTATAGCGAGAGAAGGTCGGCCTCCATATATTTGAACCATGGAAATATATATTTTGAATGATTTTAAAAACTTAATTATATGACCACAAGATAAAATTCCAAGACAAAATGGATTTCTCTCTTTAGGAAAGAAATATTAAACATATTTATTAAAAAATTATTTTCTTATTACATACATATATACAGACTTACAAATGGTACTAATGAACGCCGCCAAAGCTGCTAGAAATCAAGCATCACTCGTTAATCGTCCTACATGTGGCGGGCCTAAGAAGGCCGGTACCGCCCCCAGACAGGGTTTTTATTTAACTAGTAACGTTGGTCTAAGAAGGGCTCCTCAATCCGTTCCCCTAATCTGTGTCCCGAATACTACCATCCAGACTCAAAAGTATGGTTACAGTGCGACACATGGAGGCAACATGGGTTAATCCATTTACACAAGAAGGACCCACCAATGACTTACTACTATATATATTCATATTATTTGTTTAAATATTATGAACATCCGCGCACACTACAAGAAATGATGATTTAAAAAACTTAATAAGCCAAATGTTACATCTATTAGCAAAAAAATCCAAGACTTCGGGTTTCCATTAATCGCACTAAACGCAAATAAAAAATACAACAAGCCGTGAATAGGTCTTAAATTATTCCACCAAATTTTGTCTCCAAAAACTTCCGCGCCGGTTTTCCTCGATCCAGTAAGATAAATGTAAAAGAAACCAATGGCTGGCAGTAAGGCCAAATACCCCATATACCGTAAGTTTTGTTTGCTTGCGTTTTTTGCTAGATATACAAATAAGATTCTAGTTCCAATACATCCTATTAAGAATAATAATATTCGTTTTTCCAATGTCTTCATTTAGTATAAGTAAACACATTTTAAATTTAATTTATTTAATTGTTGAGATGTTTCATTAAATGTTAAAAATACAAAAAAAACAGAATAGATTTAAAAACAACAAAACATTCAATTCATAATTTTTAAACATGAGCAACCACAACGAAATGACTATTAAAGTAGACGCACGTGAAAAAGAGTTGGTTGAATTAATAAGTGTTATCTTAAAAGAAGACAAATACAAAGGAATTGAACTAGTCGTCGGGTCGCTTCCCTTGGGAGATGTAATTCTCACTTTGAATCAATCAGACAAATTAATCATAGAGAGAAAAACGATTAATGACTTGGCCTCGAGTATTAAGGATGGGAGATACGCCGAGCAATCCTTTAGGTTAAATGGCCTCGACCATCCAAATCACAACATCATCTACCTCATTGAGGGAGACTTGAGTAAATGGAATACTTACAAGGGAACCAAAATGGACAAGTCTACGATTTATTCCGCATTAATATCGATTAATTATTACAAAGGGTTTTCGGTTCATCGGTCCATTTCAGCCGCCGAGTCTGCGACTATCATATGCTGTATGGCAAACAAGCTTAAAAAGGATAACACGAAAATCCCATACTATTGCGGCGGGGGTCAACTCATTAAAAGCGAAGAAGAGAAACCTCCCGAAGACAATTACGTAAGCGTCGTGAAAAGAGTTAAAAAGGAAAACATTACCGAAGACAATATAGGCGAATTAATGCTTTGTCAAATTCCAGGAGTCAGTGACGTTACGGCTCTAGCAATCATGACCAAATACAAGACAATTCCAGAATTAATAAGTAATTTGAAGGAAAACAAACAATGTCTTGAGGACATCCGTTCTACCGCCACAAATAGGCGTTTAAACAAATCTTGTATCGAGAATATTATCAAATTTTTGCGGGTTTAGAGTTAATAAAAATGCGAAATAGAATAGTGTTTTATTTTTCTTGGTATATAATATAATTAATTTAAATCGCAAAAGTATGTTTTTCTTTATGTTGCTGTATTTTTAGTTGGTAGCTACATATTGTATG